CGACCAAGTTCTCTGCCACCTTGTTCATCACCTTCAACAGAAGAACCAGAAGCATCTACATTTACAACAATACTTGTTCCACCGCCTAACTGATTATTTGGAATAATAGTTCCTGCTCTATCTGGTACAAATAATTCTGGTCCACGTTCTCCAACTATTGAAGCTCTACCTACTGGTGGCCTACCACCATTTGCAAAACCAATAGCCCCTAATAATCCACCTGTTACAGATCCACCTCCAAAGTTTCCAAATATTGCCATATTTAGAAAAGCATCAGCAATTTTATTAGTTACATTTCTCAACACATCATTTAATGATTGTGTTCCTTGTATTAATCCTTTTATTCCATTACCTATATCTTGCGTAATAGTATCTGAAAGTCGTTTAAAGGAATCTTCAATAATTGCTGCGTTATCAGCTAATTTTTTAGCTTCATTGTTCTGTTCTATAAGCTGTCTAACATTTATTTTACCTGTAGCAATTTGTATTTTTTCTTGTTCAGTAGCTTCTTCTTCAAATTCTTTTATTTGTTTTCTTATTTCAGCCTCTTTCGTTCCAAACATTACTATTGCATCATATTGAAGTGTTTGTTTAACAAGAGCATCTAATTTACTTTCTTCTGCTTTAGCCGAACTTTTTGAATTAGATTCAACTTTTGTTAAACCTGTAGTTAAATCAGGTGAGTTTTTATCAATAATATCTTGAGAAAGTTTAGTTAATATTTTTTGCTCTAAATCTGGATCGCCTAAAGATGTATTAACAAAAGGAATATTTTTTAATATTGGTGTATTACCTAAAGCTGATGCTTCTCTTGCTGCTTGTGCTTGTGCATTTCTAAAAGCTGTTGGATCTAAATTAGCAGCAGCCCTTTGAATTGCAGCAGAATTAATTGATTCAACAATTCCTTTAACTAAATTAAGAATAACTACAAAAGCAGGTGCTAATTCACTACTAATCTGTAAGAACAATTTAGAAGTTTCTCTTTGTAATTCATCAAATGCAGTATCTAAATCTTGTAAATTTTTAACATTTTTTGGACCAATAAGTTCAGCAAATTTTTGAGTAACAATAGCCTCTGCTTCTCTTATCTTTCCAAGTTCTAATAAACTTGCTACTTGTTTTTTAGTCGATTCATCTACTTTAAAACCTAACTCTTCTAATTTTTCTAAACCTAAGTTCGCATCTTTAAGAGCATTACCAACTTCTCTTGCAGCATCATTGAATTTTTGAATAGAACCAACAAGAGCAGTAGCAGCAATAGAACCAGCGAAACCACCTCCAGGACTAATTGCTTCTCCAATACCACCACCTAATGCACCAGCAGCAGCTTGTAAAGGACCTCCACCAAATAATAAGGGAAAACCACCACCTATTAAAGCACTCTGAGCAATTCTTCCTCTTCTTCTTTGCATTTTTTCTTGCATTGTTAAATTCCTTTGAGTTTCAATATTTATTTGTTTTGCAAGCTCAAGTTCTCTTTTATCTAATTGAACTCCTGATCTTTTTAAATTATTTATTAATTGATTTTTTGCAGTTTGAGTCAATGTAGAGTCTTGTATTCTTCTCTCAATATTTAAAGTCTGTTCTCTTATAGCTTTTATACGTTGAGCAGTTCTTTGATTGTTTTTATTTTCATTTTTTTTCTTTGTTACACCACTAGCTTTATCTGATGCTTCTTGAATTGAAGCATTTATTTTTAATTGTTCACCAATAGCCTTACTTATTTGTAAAAAATCTTTTGAATTTACTTCGGCTAACTCTAACATTCCGTTAAGAATGTTCATAGCTTGATTTCCTGCAAGAATAGTTTTTGGAAATTCTCTTATTTCTTTTAATCTAATTCCAACATTCCCTGCACCACCTTTAAGAGCTTCACGATTTCCACTTGCTCCTGCAAAAGCAGCAGCTTCCATTCTCATCTTTTTAAGATTACCAGCAATTAAAGCAGTAGCTCTTGTTTGTCTATCTGCTGCACTATTAGCAGCATTAAATGATTTCGTAACTAAACTAAGCTGACTATTAACCTTTGCTATTGAATTTCCAAACCCAGAACTTCTACTAGAATCAAATAATTTATCAACTATTTTATTTCCTTTTTCAATTTCTTTTGTTAGTTTTTTAAATGCTTGTTGTGCTGCTGAAGTTTTTGGTTTTACTTTTTTACTATTTAATTTATCTATAGTTTTTTCTAACTTTTCTATTTTTTTAAGAGACTGCTTTAATTCAGTATCAATCGTTTTTATTCTTATATTTATTTGTTTATCTGCCATTTCGACCTAATTAACAAAACATATTCTCTATTCTACCTTGCTTTACCCATAACGCTTCTTTTTTGAATTTTTTCCATTTCTTTTTTTTCTTGTTCATTTTTTAATTCATAAAAAGCAGCCCAACCTACCATCTCTTCAATAGTTAATGTTTGACATAATTCACTTAAAGATTTTTTAAGTTCATTTGCTAATGAATATAAAAACATCCAATCAGGATTAGCTTTTTAAATCGGCTTTTGCCTCTTTAACCTCCTTATCAGAACCAGCTTCTATCATTGCTAATTGAATATCATTAAGAATTGAAGCAGCAACTTCTCTTCTTAATGAAGCTTTATCTCCATCTTGAAATAATCTTGCACCGTCTTTATCTAATGCTTTTTCTATCATTAGCTGTAGAGCAAAATCATTAGTATCTTCAGCATTACTTTTTTTCTGAATCATTTCACGTTCAGCAATAGTTAAGGGATGCCAATAGACAGTTAATAGAACTTCATTATTTTCCCTTACATCATATTTATAAAGTTGGCTTACACCAAATTTATTTTTAAGAAGATCAATAGCTCTTGTCATAGTATTAGATAGCTATATGAATTATATCAGCTATTCGCAAAAAAGGCACAAGATATAATTCCTAAAAAATGTGAACGATCTTCTATTTCAACTGGAATTGGACCAGAAATTTCTCCAATAACAGGTGAACAGGAAAATGGATCTGAATAATTAGCAGCATTTATAGAAGTTAAACCATCTATGACAGATTCTCCTATAGAAGATAAAACAGATGAACCTCGTCCTTTTGGAACATAAATGTTACATTGAATAGCACCAGTATAATAATCTGACGCTGCACCTTGATTTTGTATTGTTGATTGAGAAAAAGTTATTGAAGTCGTAATAAATTTTTTTGTTTTTCCAGGAGTGGTGTAATTTACATTATCGTAAATCATAAGCACAGTATTATCTGCTGCTATAACCGAATCTGTAATTGCTTTTTCAAAAGCTGCTCTTACGTTAACTAAAGTCATAATTTTCTGTATTTTGAACCTAAAGCTGGAGCATCTCGCCCACCTTTTGTACCTTTAAATAATACTTGTGATTCAGCAACTCTTATATCAGGGAAATTCATATTTCTACCAAAGACAAAATCAACAACTTTTTCTAACTCTGCTAAGTAAGGGACAATAGTACTATTCGGAGATCCTAATGCTTGTCTAGCATAATCAGCCCTATTTCCTATGAATACTGTTTCTCCAAAAGTAAAAGTTCTATCTAATGGGTATCGAGGTTCAATAATCGCTGGCAATTTTTGACCTTGACCTTTTGCTTTTTTCCTTTCTAACCACGGAGATCTAATTTCTTCATTAGCTAAGGGTCTATAAGTATTTGCTTGCCAGCTTGATGCAAAAAACCCAGAGTATTGAGGACTTTCTGCTGGTAAATCTGCAAGTATAGTTGAAATTAAATTATCAAATTGAGTATTTAAAGTCCTTCTAGTTTCTTTTCTAATGGAGTCTGTAATTGGTGTTTTACTCATTAGAATCTCACTGATAATGTAAACAAATAAGTTTGACCACCTTGTTTAGTGTCTATATTTGTTATTTGTGCAGTTCTTGTACTTCCTGCATAACTTAATATTACTTCATCTTGAAAAGTTGGTTGATTATCTCCTATTAAATCTGGTGTGATATAAATTTTTGCTTCTCTAATTTCTTTACCTAAATCTTCTTCTGACCTAACAAATTCAACTGGAACTTTTATATCAGCAAACGTAGTATCGCTTGTCGTATAAGCTCCAGTGCTTGTGTTATAACTTCCAGAGGCTTTTCTTGTATAAGTAATAGTCGAATCAAAGGAACTACCAAGATCCGCTACAAC